TCCAACCGGGACTTAGCCCCCCGCTCGACACAACGGCCCCATGGAACCGTCTTGATGAACAAGGCGTGGAGCCAGTGAGCAACAACTACGAAACACTTGCACTGTCTGAGGCATCGGAACTCATCAACAGTTTGCTCGACCCTGAAGTTTTGTTTGTCAAAGATGATGATGCAGAATGGGTTCTGCCCATTCGTCCCATGCATCGCATATTTGAGATGAGTGACCTTGAACACCTACGAGGATTTAGCGGGTCTTGGGGTGTTTCAAAGTGGTACGATGGCAAGCGTGTCATGGTCGTCAAGAATGGCGACTCCATCACCGTGCTTGATGAAAACAACCGCAAAGTTGGTGTCAAGAAGCAATTCCGTGAGGCACTTGAAAAGTTGAACAAGCGTAACTATGCCATTGACGCTATCTTGGGCAACGATGAAATGAACGTCATTGACATTGTGAATTATGACGACAATGACATTTCCGACATGCAGATGTTTGAACGATTGAAGGTGTTGCGCAGCCAGTTTGACAGTCATGATTGCGTCATCATCCCCGGTCCACACGACACCAAAATGACCGATGAAGAAGGATTGAATGAATCGGTTGAACGCTTGCAAGAAGAACACGACACAATTCTGCTACGAGACACGAAGTCCACGTACATGCGCGGTGAACCCCGTCACCCAAAGTGGGTGCTTCTTCGCCCAAGTCGTGATTTCAACTTCATTGTGCTTGACCGACGTGGCACAGGTCCGTTCACCTACCAACTTGGAGCCGGGCCAATTCTTGATGGTTCTGTGCTTGGAAACAGGGCGGTTGAGTACAAAGGGAGCGACTACATGGACGTAGGGACGGCTCGCAACCAACAAAAAGCGTTCAAAGTCGGGGACATCGTGCGCGTTTCTATTTCCGGTGTTACCAAGAAAAACCGTGGTGGACGCAACGTGTACACCGTTCACGTTCGTGAAATTGAAGGTGAGGGTGAGGGTGAGGGTGCTGCCAGTGCCGAATCGCTGGATTTGCTGACGAAATCGTTCCCCCCGACATTTGTTCCCTTTGACATTGACGTGGTGGAGTCAACGGTTTTGCTGAAGTTCGATGGTATTGGAACGGTGGAATACAAGGTTGAGTCGTTCAATGATGCATGGTATCTCCATGAACCTAAGTCCGAACTTGGTGATTTGTACAAGTCGGATTATCCCGTGCAACTCGCTGAGTCCATTAGCGCCTACTGGACCCCTTATGTCCCCCTTCTTATGGAGAGGGTGCTCGTCAAGGCGGAGGACAAGCCTCCCAACATCGAAGAACAACAAAAAGAATCGGCAGGTTTGTTGGATGAAGAAGACGAGCGCATCCTCAAACCCGAGCAAAAGAAAAAGGCACTGGATTTGATTTCGCGCACCATTGACCGTTTGGCCAAGGAACGTATGACGTGGACTGGCCCAAAGGGGTTGGGTATTGACATGGCTACACCTATTGAGTCTCCACAGGGACCAACTAAGGTTACCGAAGAGAAGAACTTGCCGGATTACGACCCCAAAGGCGAGGGTCGTCCCGTGAAAGAAAAGAAACGTGCAGACCACGTGGTTATGCCAATAGATGAAGAGCAGTCTATCGTTTTGAACTATCAAGACGACCAAGCCACCATTTCCCCTGCATAATGGGGATTCATATACCATGACGGCAAATCGGAAGGGCAATGCTTACCGTTCAGCGACCCGAGATGGGACTGTCACTCCTCAAGAGTGGCAGTGACCTCGTTGTTGCAGGGTATGCATCTGTCGAACTGGTTGACAAGCAGGGCGACCTCATCACCCGTGGTGCCCTGAAGGACGCCTTTGGTGGATTCATGAAGAGCGACAAGTACCGCAATGTACAACTCGCTCATTCCAACATTCAAGTTGGTGAAGTCATTGACTCCTACGTGGACTCCAACGGTCGCATGTGGAAGTCTGAAGTTGACGACACCGGTATGTTCGTCGTTGTGAAGTTGCGCAACGACATTGAGAAGGCCCGAGAGGTTGCTGCGGAAATCCGCAAGGGGAATCTTCGTGGCTTTTCCATCGGCGGGCAGGCATTCAAGCGTGTCCGAAAGGCCGACAACAACCATGGAGAATACCAAGAAATCTCCAAGATGGAACTCCACGAGATTACCATTTGTGAAAAGGGCATTAATCCCGAAGCACAATTTAGCATCTTGAAGGAGGACACCACTATGAGTGCAGAAGACGACTTGAGCAGCATTATGAACCGACTTGAAGCCCGCCTCGATGCGATGGAAAAGGGCGAACTACCTCCCCAACTCCGTGAACACATGGAGGGGAAGAAAGACTCCGACAAGGGGTCTGACGAAAAGGAATCCAAGGAATCCAAGGATGAAAAGGATGGCGACGACATGACCGAAGAAAAGATGTACGCAGCAAAAGGCGAAGACTACTCCGACGTGATTACGGCTGAGTACCTTTCGTGGATGGAAGACACCCTGAAGAGTGCCGGTGTGGACACCGATAACGCCCGCGCCCACTTTGACCAAATGGCCAAGGCCCAACTCGGTGGTTTCGACAACCCCGACGCCGTTGACGGTGCCGACTACTTCGGTGGTCAGGTTCGCGGTCGCGGACAAGAAAAGGGTAGCCCCTCCACCGGTGCTATCTCCGCCCTCACTGCGAGCGGTGGAAAGCAACCCGCCGGAGCAATGGGACCTGCTCAACTCAGCAAGAGTTCCTACGTCACCAGTGCTTCCGAATCCGACATCGAGGCCGCATACGAAGTGTACAAGGCCGCTGCTCTTGAGCAAGCGTTCCGTGGCAACCTTGAGGCCAACTTCGCTTCCCGTTTCAACAATGAAATGGAAATCGCCAAGGCTGAAGCCGAGCGCAACCAGTTTGACGCTCGCGCTCCTCTTGGACAGATTGTGAAGTCCATTGAGTCGCTGAGTGAGCGCATTGACAACCTCTCCTCCGGTGAGGTTGCCGTTGGTACTCCTCTCGCAAAGTCTGTCTCCACCGTCGAGTTGCCCTCCACTGGCGACCTCGGCACCATGTCATGGGATGAGGTCCACAACCTTGCAGGTCGTGCCCTTCGCGGTGAGTGAAACACAAAACAAGAAAAAACGGAGTGAATGAAATGGCACGAGACTACATCAGGACAATCACCGACATGGAGCGGTACTTTTACGGCGCAGGAAACGCTATGGGGTACTCGTACTCCGGCAGCGAATTGCTGAAGGCTGACGCACCCATGCTCAGCACCACGGCAGGGATTTACCAAGCGATTTACGGTCGCAAGGTTTGGAGCCAGTTGAACCAAGAGTTCAACGCCTTCTCCATCCTCCCCAAGCGCCCATGGGAGCGCAGTGGATGGCGCGTCATCACGGAGCGCCCCTCCTTCACCGTCGGTGGCGGACTCGCTGAGAACGCGACTCTCCCCGACACCACCAAGCCAACCTTCCAACACATCGCTGCGAAGCCCAAGACCGTTGCGCACACTTTCGACATGTCGGAAACCGCAATGTTCCTTGCTGACAAGGACGACGGACTGGGCGACATTCGCTCGGTCCTCAAGGAAGAGATGGGCAAGCACCACGCTGAGCACATCAACCGCATGCTGACTGAAGACAAGGCTACCGCTGCGGGGAACAACTTTGAGTCCCTTGACCGTGTTACGACCGGCGACACTGCTGCTACCAACGACATTTACAGTATTGACCGAAGTGCAAACTCTTGGTCCCTTGCTGAGCACAGTGAGAACAGTGGTACCGACCGTGTTCTCAGCCTCGACCACCTTGACGAAATCTTCCGTCTGACGTGGGAGCGCGGTGGCAACCCCAAGGTCATCCTGACCGGGTACGACACCCTCATGCGTCTTCAGCAACTCCTCCAGTCGCAGCAGCGATTCATGGAAGAGAAGCGCGTGACGCCCACCTACAACGGTGTGAAGGGTGTTCCGGGTATCGAAGCCGGGTTCATTGTGGCCACCTACAACGGTGTCCCCATCATCCCCTCCAAGGACGTGCAGAAGGACACCTTGTCCCGCATGTACTTCCTCGACACCGATTACCTGTACTTCTCCACGGCCATTCCGACTCAGTACTTCGAGTCCGGCATCGAGACTGGCGACCCCTTCGCCATCAACCGTCTTGGGCAGGAAGGCATGTACCGCACCATGGGTGAACTGTGGACCACTTTCTTTGGTGGTCACGCTTCCATCCGTGACCTGAAGTGAGGCCGGAGAAACAACAAAACATGGAGTGATTTGAAATGGCAAAGCAAACAGAAAGTGAAAAGCAACTCGTCATTGCGTACGAAGACGGTGAGTTCTCGGCAATGGAAATCCTTGTTGACCTCGACCTTCGCACGGGTACCCCCGTTGAAGAAACAGGTTGGCTCGACGGCAACTCCGGTGGCTCCTACCCCGGAACCCTGACTGGATTCACCGCGCAGAATGCTGACGGCAACGCTGTTGGTAGCCTCCGCTTGGTGACCATTCAGTTCACCTTGGCGACGACGGACGCGGAAGTGTTTGTCTTCACCGGTGGGTGTTCCAAGATTCTCGGTGTCGTCGGTAGTTCCTTTGAGGTGGCCGACAAGACGCTTTCCATCGCCTTTACCAACACGGGTGCCGACGGTGCCCCACCCGCCAAGACCGGCGGCTCGTTGGGAGCGATTGAGGCTCACGCCGAAGGCGCGGGTGCAGGCACGATTACCCTCCTCCTCCTCAACTGAGGTGGTTGAGTGCCAAGACTGACCTACACGGGACGCTCATTTGAGCGACGAAGGCCTGATGGCCCCGCATCGTTTCGACGTGGGGACACGGTTGAGGTGTCGCAAGAGTGGCTTGACTTGTGGCGTCACCGACTCCCTGAGAGTCAATTCACCATTGAAGGTGATGCAGGTGTCACTGTGGACGAGGGTGCTGATGGCATCCCCGACGCGGGTTGGACGCGAAAGGATATCATCGCGTGGCTTGACGAGCGAGAAGTCGCTTATTCCGGCTACGTCACGAAGGCCGCTGCGCTGAATCTTGTGGAGGAACACCTAAATCCTCCGGCACCTACCGAAGAACCAACTGAGTGATAAACATGGCAGTTTCAATTGACCCCCGACCGACCGTTTTTGGTGACCGCTATGTGGTCACTGGTACCTATGCAGCAACCGACACCACGATTGACCTTTCTGCTCAATTGTCAAGCATTGACATGTGTGTGTTGACCCCGACTGCTGAACCCTCCGCAGTGACCGTTACGACCACGCCACCTGCTGACCTGAACATTGCAGACGTTGTGCAGGTCAACGGTACGACCGTGACGATTCACAATGGTGATGATGCCGGTACCGGTGCTTCGGTCGCAGGCACGTTCATGGCCATGGGTCGCCGCGCTTGAGGTGATTCCTCTTGGCAGAAGGCGCTAAGGTGATTGGACCCTTCTCCCCGAAGGATTTCAGCGACCTTACCGCGTTGAACACTGCTATTGGTACCGATGTTGCTGCGGCCATCGGTGCAAATGCTTTGGTCGGTGCGGAGCCAATTACCGTGCTTGGGAACATTTACATCGTCGTTTCTTTCACATGAGGTGAGGGAAATGGGGTTTGATGCACGAAGTCTCGACCTTGAAGACCTTGTTCGCGCAGGCAAGCAGGGCGTCAAGTACGACCTTGAGAATGCCACGGTGACCAACACCGACAAACCCCTTGAGGGCATTACCTCAGCCCAACGTAACCGAAACGCAAATATCGGTGACGTGCTGAACATTGGCTCAGGTACGCGCTGCGGACACTGCGGCTTCCTCCACTTCATGTGGCGGGCAACATGTGGAGCCTGCGACAAACCAATGGAATACAATCTTGGACACCGAGATGAAGCAAAC